AGATGGATCTGAAGTTGTATTAGTTACACCGAATACAGAGTTATTTTGGTAACCTGAATCAGGGCTAGATAATGAGTTACTATTACCAGAAGTTGAGTTAATGAAACCAGGTTGAGCTGAACCATATTTAAAGTCCATATAAAATACTAGACCTGATGGTAAATTCATTGGTTGAACAGATACGAAGTCTTTAGCTGCGATTTCTGCAAACACACGACGTACTAATGGTAAAGCAACACCTGACCATTGTTCTGAGTTTGATGCAGTACCAGTAGAGTTAGCTTCTGTTACTAATTGTTTTGCTTGATTTTCAAGCATGATAGCCATACCGTGTTTTTCGTATTCGGTAGTGATGCCTTCAAGTAATCCAGTCTTCGCCCATTTGCCAACAAGACCTTTGGTCTCGTCCATTTGCTTGCGAATCACTGAAGTACTTTCGTTTAAAATTGAATGTAATGACATTTTAAATTTAGTTTTAAGTGTTTAAATTAATTATTTTAATCCTGCTAATTTTTTAAATCTATTAGCTAATTCTGTACCTTCAGAAATTACTTGCTTTGCAGGTTTGGTAGATCCTACCGGTTTTGAAGCAAATGACTCTTTAACTACTCTCTTAGTTGACGGCATTTTAAAGCCTTCAGCTAAAGTCGAATATACTAACTTAACTTCACGTAAAGTAAAAGCTCTATCGAAGTTTTCGATAACTTTCATTTTTTGACCTTCGCTTAAAGTGAAATTACGGAATAATTTATTAGAATATAAAAGTTTAGCATTTAATAAATTTACTTCATTAATTTTACCTTTTAGGAAACGGATAACATTATACGCTTCTTCTAATTCTTCTTCAGGAATTTCTTTTTCTTCTTCTTCAGTCATTTCTTCTTCTTCAGTCTCATCTTCTTCACGTAAAGATTTGATGATTTCTTCGATATTGATATCTTCATCTTCATCATCAGACATTTCTTCGCCTTCTTCCATAGATTCTTCCTCTTTAGGTTCTTCCATAGCTGGCTCTTCTTCGCCTTCTAATTCTCTGATAATAGATTCTAAATCTAAATCATCTTCTCCTTCGCCTTCCATGTCCATGTCTTCTTCAGTCATTTCTTCTTCTGGCATTTCTTCTCCTTCACCTTCTTCAACTGGCTCTTCTGCAGGCATTCCTTCATCTTCCATGTCTTCTCCTTCTGTTGGCATCTCTTCTTCAGCTGGCATTTCTTCGTCTTCTTCAGACATTTCTTCAGCTAATTTAGCAGACAACATAGATTGAAGTCTTGGAGTGAAAGCTTCCTCAAGAGCAAGTTTAGCGTTGGCTAAGGCTGTTTCTCTTACGGCTTTTGCATCAGCAATTGCCTCTTTTAATAGGTCTTTCATTGTCCTTTTATTGTTTTTTAATTGGAAATAAGATTATTGGAAATCTTAATAGAATAAATATTTTCTAGCACCTTATATAGAAATAAGGTATTGTGCGTTATATCAATAAATATGGGCATGCTTAAGAAAACACGCCCATATGAATGAAATATTTTTAAGAAATTTTAATGTGCTAAAACTAAATCCGGATTTATTTTTTTTGCAATCGATGGAAACACAGTTAAAACAAAATTTGCAATTGCATATATTATACAAATCCATTCTGCAATTGTAACTGCAACTCCTAATCCAGGTACTAGCTCAATGAGATGATGCAACTTTTCCCATATATTAAAACCCAATTTATCAACTTTTTGAATTCCAACATTTAATGCGCCTAACATTTTTCCATGAGTAGCTAAATTCATTCCAGACAAAGCTACTTCTGTAAGCTCCATACATAAAAATCCTAATATAGGATATCCAATTGCAGCCGGGCCGCCTAATGCAGCTGCGGTTTTATGTATAAGATATAAAATTCCTTTTTTACCACTTTCATCCCATCCACCTACAATCCATTTAGTTAAAGTCTTTAATGCCGTATTAATAGGATTCATTGTCCATCCAATAGCCAAGCAACCATATTTAACTACTTTAAATAAGTTAGGATATTTTTTTTTATTTATCATAGCTTCAAAGTGAATACCTTCATATAATCTATTAAATTTTAATAATTCGTTTACTAAGCTTTTATCAAATTTAATAGTTTCAAATATAGCACTTTCTTCAACTGTATCACTGACAGGAGTTACCTCTCCAGACTCTACAGCTTTTTCCCAATTACCGCCTTTGACAAACGATGTTGAATATTTAGCTAAATATCCTACTGCACTAGTAACTCCATCCCATTCTTTTTTGATTGAAGCTGGTTCGTGTTTTTCAAGATGTGCTTTTGCTTTTTCTGTGTTTCCGTCAAAAGCAGCTTTCATTTTAGCCCAGAGTCCTTTTACTTTTTCCCAAGCTGCCGCGGCTACTTTCTTTAATCCCTCTTTAACAATTTCAATAACTTTTACTATAATATCCTTAAAATTTTTCCATACTTTCTTAACGCCATCCCATCCTGATTTAAGTAAATCTAAGCCTTTTTGACCAACTGATTTAATCCAAGATACAAACCCTTCAGATATGTACGTTGATTCAGTTAATGTCGATATACGTTTGTCAATACGCTTAATAGTATTTTCGTTTAAAATTGGAACTATCCCGTTGTTATAATGCTTAAAAAATTCCTTAAGTGCCTTTGTCTGTAAACTTGGGAGGCCGTTTGAACTAATAATACTGTCAATAGTAACTACGCTTAATGAGTGAGTTTTTGCATTTTTAAGGCCTTCTTTAATAGTGCGCTTTTGTTCACGTTTAATCTCTGTATATAAATCTTTTAGCTTGATCATATTATTTCTTAGATACTGGTTTAACTCCTTTGTCCTTGCTAGGTTCTTCTTTAGCTACGTAATTTTTATCTACCCAATTGAAAAATTTCTTTTTATCTTTAGGAGTTTCTAAATCTGAAGGCTCTTGAATTTTAAACTTCTTCATTGCTTTTGAAAAGAACTTTTGATAGTCATCTCCTGAAGCTGCTTCTGTAACCATACTACCTACATCATAATACTTATTTAAAGTACCGCCAATATCTTCATAAGCAGACTCTAAACGCTGCTGAAGTACTGACATTTCTTGAGAAGTCTTTTCAAATATCTTATATGCTTCACCTAAATGCTTCATATGACGATTTACTGTATTAGCGTCAAACCAATCTTCAGTTTCAGACAAAGTTAAATGATGAGCAGCTTCGATAAGCTCTCCTAAATATTGAGAAGTTTCTTTTAAAGAATGAGGTCTATAAATAGAGTTTGAATGCTCAGCAAATTTATATACTGCTTCTAAAAAAGCTTTCTTTTGCTCAGTAGTCATACTTTGAGTTAAATCTTCACCCTCTTTTAGTAAGTCTGCTAATTTAATAGATTTATTTGTTTTCATATTTTCTTTTAATTTCATTTCATGCATATGTAACGCAGCTAAATACTTTTTCAAAGCTTCTTTAGTACCTTTAGTAGCACCTACTCGCTTTCCGCCATCTTTTTTATAGACAACGTATTTATCTCCTTCTTTCTTATAAGTATAAGGCATATTAAGAAGCTACGTTAGTAGTGGTTGAAGTATTAAATCTTGATTTAAACTTTCCATCTTGATACCAAATAGTACCAATATCTCTTCCGTTAGATCCTGAACCTGGATGAGTGTAATTAATTGACACATTAAATACATATCCACCTACTGAATTAGTTAAAGTAGAGCAAGATACATCTAACGTCATAGAGTTAAATAAAGCCTGGAGTATTGGAGTGCGAATCTCTTTGGATAAATCAGACATATAATATAATATCTCTGGTTTTTTCTTATTCAATCCTAACACAGCAACAATACCGGTTTTCATTTTAAGTTCTTTCTGAAGCCCTTTGATAATTTGCTCTGAAGGCTCAACTACTTCTTCATTAAGTTTTCCTTTTTTGAATTCTAATAGATCTTTTAATTTCATTATCCTTTGTATTTTTTAGGAGTAACGTCAACATTTAATATTGAGTTGTCTTTATCCTGTTTAGTTTTTTTACTATAAGTCTTTGCTTTAGTATTTTTGCTACTAGCTTTGTATCTGTCTTCTAAATTCATAGTCTAAATTATTTAATGTCTGATAATATATCTGTGATTAATCTATTTACCTTTTCATATTTAGCTGGCTTAATTAAACCATGCTGTACTGACTCATGCATCGCAGTTGGTTTTAGGAAAGCTCCGTGAGTTGATGGGTTAGATACAAAGTCAAATGCAATTAATTCAAAATCATCTTGTACTTCAACTGAACCTTCTCCTAACTGTTTAACAGATCCTAATCCACGAGAACTAATACCTAATTTAATACCACACTTAAATAACTCTTTTAAGATGTTACCTGATGGTGTTGATAATACTTCTACAGTTCCAACTAAATCATTTCCATCCCAATGCATTTCTGTTACATTGTGAGAAACGTTATTTAAGTTTACTACTGAAGAATCTGGATGGTCCAATTCTCCTAAAGCTCTTCTTTCTTTGATATTTACCTCAGCATATTTTTTAGCTTCACGCATTAATATATTTCTAGGATAAACACGTCCATTTTGATTTTGAGCATCTGCTCTTTGCAATACGCCTTTAACCATTAGACGACCATTATTCTTTTCCATAGACTCACTAATCATTTCCGGAGAAATGTTAAATGTGATATAGTCTACTATTAATTTCTTATTTTCCATATTAAGATGCTAGCTCCTTTAATTGTTTTGATACTCTCAATAAACGCTCACTAATTTTAGAGAGATTTTCACGAGACGATTTCCAATAAACATTGTTGTCTACACCCATTTCTTGTTTTAAGCGAACATTATGGTTAACAACTTTTTCAATTTCTTTTAAACCTCTATTAATGTAATTAATTGAGTTATTTATTTTTGCCTTAGGCGATGCTATAGGATCTTTTCTATATTCATTATAAGAAATTTCATTAAGATAAAGTTCTTTTGAAAGTTTCATAAACTCAGATTCTTTAACTGACTTCTTAACTTCTTTTTTAACTTTCTTAACTTTTTTATATCCTAACATTTCAATAGTGTCATCACCTAACTCTCCAAAAGCATTAGGAGTTTCATACCCACCCGCCCCCGCTGATGTCGACATTTCTTCAATGTCGTCTAATTCTAATGGAAAGTCATCATCCTCATCATCTACTAAACGAGAATTATCTTCAGGCTCTCTAGACTCTTTAAGGAATTTTTTAAATGTAGTTGTATATGACATAAATTATTTATTAATAGTATATATGACAGTGTTTACCTGCAGTGTAAGTTCCAGAAATAATTAAAATATCAAATGGATAAATTACTCCTGGAGCTAAATCAGCTGTGGTAATACTACTTCCATTTTTAAATACAATTGAAACAGATGCTGTGTTGTCATTGGTAGAAATTCCTAATGGATTTGCAAATGACCCAGTTGCTGTAAATGGATTATTTACAGTTGCACTTGATATTACAACTCTTGAATATTTATCACTTTTAGCGTGATATATAGACGCTGGTGCTGAATAAGGACCTGATATTGGATTTTCGCCTGCCATAATTATACTTTTTTAAGTTCTTTTACTAATTCATGATAACGTAACAAACTCAATATATGAGTGTCTTTAACTGCTTTAGCAGAAGCTATTTCACTTAATAAGTTAGATACTTCAGACAATTTAATTTTAACAACTTTATCATCAACTTTTGAAGTCAATGATTTAAGTGACTTTTGAAGTTTGGAAACTTCTTCTCCTATAAAAGATTTCAATTCAGTACCTTCTGATACTGCGTTGATATAATTTCTTAATATAGATTTCTGTCCTTCATTTAAATCAGAATATTTTTCATTGAATCTATCAACTAAAATTTTATATGATAATAAACGAACTTCTTTGTCTTGCTTAATAAAAGAAGACATTTCATTTAATGGAGCTACTTTCTTAACGTCTTTACGAGTTATATGCTCGATTAATGTATATCTATTATTAACAGACTCTACAGGGCTATCAGCTATTGTGTATTCAAATAACTTATATATAGCAGCTAGAGTTTTATAATTACTAACCTTAGTCTTAAAGAAATCTTCTAATACATAAGTATTTTTAATTTCTTTAATTAAATTATATTTTTGTCTGTTAATTGAAGTTTGGTTCAATTTCGCTTTTGCAGCTGATACAGCGTCTATTAAATGGCTTGCTTTGTCTTCTTTAGCAAATTTTTCTTTTACTAGGGTTTGATAAAGGTTCAATTCCTTTGCTAATTCTGTTGATTTAGCAAAATACTTTTTAATAATTGGAATCGCCTTTGAATCATTATTGTTCAAAGTATCCGATGCAACTTGGCGTACAAGAAGTTCGAATAGAACACCCGTGTTTTTAAACTTTGAATGCTTTAAATTTTTCATTAATAGGCTTTTTGTTTTCTTAATAATAAATATGGTAATACTGATCTTTTACTTTATTCTGGTATGATATTTGTTTCGTCTAATAAACCTCCTTGAGTTTCATTGAGAGTCTTTATTTTCTTAGACGTATACTTAGACAATCCGTACTTTTTAATAGTGCTAGAAGCAGATTCATTTCTAGAATTCTTCCAAGCTACTTTTCCAATAGGATCATATCCTCTAGGATGCTCGTGAGTATTGTACTTCATAGTTTCTTTAGGACGACCAGCGCCAGGCCAACCACCTGTCGGTGTTTGTTTTTGTCTAGCTTTTGTATCATATTTTTTCTGAAGAGATTTATCTATGCCTTCTTCTTTAGTAGGTTCTTTTTCGCCGCCAAATGGATTTGCTCCTGCTTCTTCTTCGCCGCCTTCTTCACTGCCGCCACCAAATGGATTTGCTCCTTCTTCACCACCTTCTTTTTCCTCTGGCTCTTGATTTTTAGGGTCTGCAGGATCTTTACCTTCTTCTCCAATCTTAGTGAGACGGAAAGTTCCTTTACCATCAGTGATTAAACCTGCTTCAATTTCTGCAGATTCATCTAAAGTAAAATTAAATATATTTTTATATATCCATTCTTTAGACATTAATTTCTTTTCAATCATATCGCCTGCTAAAGTTACTTTAGTAGCGTATAAAGTTAATTTCTCTTGCTCGTAAATTGTCGATGGAGAAGTCATTGTCAATTCAAAATCAACTAACTCTGCATTTTCAAATCCCTGAGCATATAAATGAACAATAGCAATTTTATGCAATTCAGAAATTATAATTCTTTGAATTCTTTCAATGGTTCTAGCAAATCGAACATCTTCTGCAGCTAGTGTAGCCTTTCCTGAAATTCCTTCTTCATAGCCTAAAAATGCTTTGGGAACTTTTAAAGCTGCCATCATTTTATTACGAAGATATTCAATATCATCAATACCCGTAAATTCCATACCCGCTAAAGTGTCAATTTCAGTTCCTGAAGAACCACCTCTTACTGGTAAGAAATAATCTTCAAGCATATTTTGCATATTGAACTTTAAATTATAATCTCCTGTCTGAGGGTCTACATAAGGAACTTTTTTCATTTGATTGATAATTTTTTGCATATATGCATCAACTTCTTGAGGAGGAATATTTCCTACGTCTACTTTAAATATACGTTTCTCAGGAGCTCTCATTACACGATGAATTAACATCGCATCTTCCATTAGTGTTAATTGCTTCCAAACTTTTCTAGCTCCTTCAAGCATGGATTTGCCATAAGGTAAGAAGTTTGAATCATTAAGTAAACGAAAATGAGCAATCTCAAAATTTTCATATATAATATTTCCGCCGCCTAACTGCTTGAATTGTACGTGATATGGATTGTCTAATGACATTCCTTCTTCACGAATAACTTCATATGCAGACATTGGAGTAACGTTTACAATTCCAATTTCTTCTTGAATGTCTAAATGTAAAAATAAATCTCCATATTTACACATATTACGAACCCATGGCCATAAATTAAATTCAATGTTTAAAACATCATAAAATAAATTATGTAGGATTTTCTTAATATTTTCATTGTCACTGGTAATGCGTAATACATCACCAAAGTCATCTTTCATAACTGTTTCGTCTGCATATATATCTAATGCTGATGATAAAATTGCATCTTGATCCATAACTTCATAATCTGTATACAATTCAGTCTTAGATGAAAAGTAATTGTAATTTGGATTATAAGTATTTAATGAATTGGGACGAACACCATGTAACCGAGTAAATCGATCAATAAATTTTGAGTTATGTGCGTTACCTACTGATTGTAAATGGTCATTATCAACTACTTTAAGTTGATTCTTTCCCACTTTACGCACGATAACATTGGTATTAAAGAGACGTTTTAACCGACCGTATAATGTTTTATCTGCTGCCATTTAATTAAACTATTTAAAATAAATATCTATTTTCCTAATAACCAAGTAATTTTAAAGTAACCAAGTTAAATCTTCATCATCACCTCTCTTACCAGTATCCATAGACCAGCCAGTTTCTTTTCTCATTCCAGCAGTATTATTATAAACTCCTCGGCCATTGCCAAAATAATCTAAAGTTTTTCTATTTAGATCCATACCCTGCTGTCGAAGCTTTAAGGCAGTGTCTCTTATCCATAATCCAATGGAAAAAGCCATTACTAAATCGTCATTATATCCATGCTGTGCTTCTGGACGTGACCCATTCCATACAAACACATACAGCTCTTCTAACAATCGTCTAGAGTGAACTACAGGAACTCGCTCTCTCATGTAAGTATCTAATTTGGAAATTACCAAAGGTCGAGTACGAGATGAAGTTGTAAATCCTG